AGGAGCCACTACCATGCCCATACACCACGCCCCCCTTGTAGGCGCACACTTCCGCCCACCAGCCAAGGCGCTACTGGCAAGTCTTCCCGCCGGACATCCTCTCGAGCTTCGTCCCGAACCCGAGAACCCATATGATCCCAACGCCGTCGCCGTCTGGCTCGACACCAAGACCTTACCATCCGAGGCCCGCGAGGAACTAGCCGAAACCCTCGAAGGCACCGGCTTTGACCTCGAAAGCATCGATGAGCAGCGCGACTTCCACGTTGGCTACATGGCAAAGGAACAAGCGGCCCTACATATCGAGGCCATTGGCCTTCTGCTTGAGTCCCTTAAAGTTGACTCCATGATCTCCGGCAACGGGCCTTTCGTGGACGGCCTCGAGGCCAAGCTATCCTTCACCCCCTCTGGCACATACCAAGTCACGTTCTACATCTAGGCCCTCCCGCCGTATTCGAAAGGTATTCACATGTTATCTCCAACCCCAGAACAGCAATACATCATCGCAGCGGCCAAAAGCCCTTCGTCCATTATGATTAACGCCCTCGCAGGCACCGGCAAGACCACCACCTTGCAGATGCTCGCATCCGTTCTCCCCAAAGAACCTATCCTCGCGCTCGCGTTCAACAAGAAGATCAAAGAGGAACTCGAAAAGCGGTTCCCTTCGAACTTTACAGTTATGACCATGAATGGACTCGGCCATCGCGCATGGGGCAAGACCATCAACAAGCCCAAGATGCTCATCGACGACAAGAAACTTGGAAGGCTCACCACAGAGGCGCTCAAGGCCTTCCCTTCCAGCAAGGGCTCATGGAACGAGATCAGACAACTCGTCGTCTACGCCATGCAGAGAGGCGTAGTTCCTACCCAATTCCAAAACGCCAAAGGGCTCTTGCCGGATACGCCGGATACATGGCAGGAGATTGCATCTGACTACGACCTTTTGCTCACCCCAGACGAGTGCAAATTGTCCCGTCGCATTTTATGCGAAAGCATCGAAGAAGGCCTAAAAGGAGTCATAACCTATGATGACCAGATCTACCTCCCCGTGGTTTTCACAGGCGACTTTCCTCGCTTCAACACAGTCCTTGTCGATGAAGCCCAAGACCTTTCCCCACTCAACCACCAGATGCTTCGTAAATGCGCCGCTAACAGGCTCATCGTCGTTGGCGACCCCCGACAAGCGATCTACGCTTTCCGAGGCGCAGACAGTTCGAGCATGGACACCATCAAAGCCCTGCGATCCGAGTGGATTGAACTCCCCCTCAACACCACATTCAGGTGCCCGTTAAGCGTCGTCGAACGCCAGCACAATCACGCCCCGCAATACCGAGCGGCAGAAAGCAATCCTCGCGGCGCGATCTACGATCTGTCTGGTGAAAAGTGGACATGGGAAGCCATACCCGCAGGTGACACGGCAGTGCTTTGCCGCAATAACGCGCCGCTCATTTCTATGGCCTTCAAGCTGATCCGTCAGGGTATTGGCGTGAATATGTTGGGACGCGAGATAGGACGTGGCCTTTCAACAATCGTCAAAAAGCTCTGCCCTGACTTAACAACCAAGGTCGATCAGTTCTTGCCGCTTCTCACAAACTGGCATGAAACAGAAAAGTCCAAGGCTGAAGCAAACGGCGATAGCACCAAAGCTGCCAATACGACTGACAAATATGAAAGCATCATCGCAGTCATCTCCGCGAAAAAGCCCCGCACTGTCGCAGAGCTTATTGAGGAGCTTACCTTTTTATTCGCAAAAAACAATGGGCAGGTCATTTTAGCAACTGGACACAAAGCGAAGGGGCTCGAATGGGACAACGTCATCCACCTCGATCCTTGGCGCATACCCTCGAAATACGCAAAGACCGAAAGCGAGCAACGCCAAGAAGCAAACCTACGTTACGTCCTCGAGACTCGCACAAAACACACCCTCATCCTTGCAAACCTTTCTGACTTCGAACAATAGGAGCCTTGTGTCATGGACTTCTTCGACCCTTCACGCCCGCGCATATCGGGCTTACCAGCATTCGCACCGGGACAGGGTGTGGGGATCTCAGTGATCCCCGCGCTTTACTTCGCCCCACGTTCTGGGGGTGATACCATCGAGATCTCAGGTTTCTTTTCGGTCGGCGCAAATCGTTCTTCACGCTTTGTGACCGAGATCCCTGTGGGTGACTTTCCAGAATTCTGGCAACACTGGCTTTCTGATCCAGAGGATTGCGCCCGCAAAGCCTTCCAATGGAAACCCGCAGACGCGCCAATGCAAAGCGCACCTGTGCGCACCCTTGCGCCACCACCTACACCGCTCAGCCCGTTAGACTTCGACGAACTTTTAGAGGGATTAGAATGAAAACTCTTTACACAATCGCAGCACTCTTGCTATCCAATTCCGCATTCGCGCAATCCACATCCTTCTACTCGCCATCTGGCGCTTACGAAGGCAGTGCTTACACGAACAGCGGATCGACAAGTTACTACGGACCATCGGGGGCATACCTTGGGAACTCCTACAGCAATTACGGCGCAACAAGTTATTATGGCTCCTCTGGAGCTTATGAAGGAGCATCCTATGGCCCCGCAATCGCAGCCCCTTACGGGGAATGAGATCCCCTTCGCCATCGTGACAATCCTCTGGGGCTTGTTCATGTTCCGAGCCCTTTGGAAGATGACCATCGGGAGATTGAAATGATCAACGACGCAATCTTAAACGAGATCGCTATCTACGCCGCGATTGTGTTCTTTGCTGGGGGTGTGGCTTACATTGCGCACCTGCTTATAAGCGGAGATTATTGATGTCAAACTCCGCATCAACAAAAGGCGCACTTCTCAAAATATTCTACGAGGCAGGTTACAACGATGCGTTACACGCAGTTGCCAAGGTCATCGCAAACTTTGCTCCCTACGATCCATACATTGTGGGCAAGATGAAGATTGAGGAACGCAAGGCAGAACTTATCGCCGCCATCAAGGAGCTTCACAAATGAACAACGTCAGGACTGACACGCAGTCGCGGCTTTACAAAGACCCTGCGGAACTTACAGACTACGAGCAAGCCCTTCTCGATCTAAAGCGCGACGGCCTAACGCACAAACAAATCGCCGCCCATTACAAAGCCAGCATCAACACGATCTCGAACAAATTCACCATCATAAACCACAAGCTCAAACTCGCGGCATGGAGCAGGTGCAATGACCAAAAGTGAAAAGGAAGCGCTCATTCTGCGTCTCGCTACTTTCTTCGACGATGCGCCAACGTATTTCACAATGAAAGACCTTGCGGAGATCGCCTTCGATTACATCGAGCCACAGATCCGTGAGGAATGTGCCCGTTACGCCGAGGCGCTTGACCCCACCAACAACATCGCGTCTGCAATCCGTCGAGCCCACCCATGACCCCAGAAGACATTGAGCGCGTTCCTGTCAACATCAAATGGACCCCCGAACTCGACGAAGAGCTTGAGCGGAGCATACACAATGGACTCTCTTACACCCAAATCGCCATCAAATTCTCAATCTCCAGATGCGCCGTCGCAGGACGCATCCACCGACTCCGCAAAGCAAAAAGAAGCGGAGCGCAAGTTGGCGCTAATGGAAGGCCGTCGCTTGCGCCGAAACGCCTCACATCGAGAGAGAATGGCGAATGACCCAGAATACCGAGAGGCCCAGAGGATCAGACGTGCTGCGTATCGACGTAAGAAGAAAAACGAAAAGGCAGAAACCCGGAAAGCCCAAGCACAAATCCAAAGGGAAATTCCCCAAGGTGACAAAAAGCTCCCTCAAGACCATTCGCCGCTTGAGCGCCGTGTCGAGAAGAAAAAGCCGGGGAGAGTTTACATGATGTGTAAGTGGTATGGGCTTTAGGCCCATTGTAGACTCAGTATAAGATGGGTTTAACTTTTTCCCCCAGCGCGCGATTATTTTCTTGCAATGGGTTTAACTTTATGGCACTATATACAATGCACAAACAAAGGAGCCTTTTTGATGCGCACACTTAATCTCCCCCATGAAATCTCAGTCACAGTCGCCCAGCCTTACGAAGAAGGCTATGTGTTGACCGCAGCCGAAGCTGAAAAGCTCAACCAAGTCTTTGCCGATAGCATTAGGACATCTTTGATGTCGAAGTTAAAGAAGCTCGACAACGACAGCGTGGACCATGCAGAGGTGGAAGCGCAATTCCAGCAGTTCGCTAACAACTACGCCTTCTCAATCCGCACACCTAAAAACGCAGCTGATCCCGTGGCGAAAGAGGCAAACAAAATCGCAAAGGAACAAGTGTTCGCAGCAATCCGCAAGAAGGGCGGAAATCCTGCAGACTATTCTGCAGAGCAAATTGCAGAATACGTCACGAAAGTTCTGCAGCACAAACCAGAAATCATGGAAGAAGCTGCAAGACGCATCGACTCAAGCCGCAAAATCGCCGGGGATCTTTTGGNCGATCTNCTNGACGAGGCGGCATGATAGGAAACACGGCCAGCACCGCTGATGCNAAAGCTCAAGTGTTGGTCTTCGTTCAAGGTTCGACTCCTTGAAAACAGGGGCATATACCTCCCGCCCCTGCACTTGGGGGAGCGAAAAGCGCACCTATCTTTTTGCTCCCTCCTTTTAGAAAACAGAGTGCCCTTAAATGCGTGAAGCTGAACTCCTCTACGAAGCCTATCACTCCGACTTTGGAATAGAAGTCGAGCTTCTCGGCAATTACCAAGTATCACTGCAAAAACTATACGCAGCAAAACGTAAAGATCCTGACCTCGAAATCATCCAAATCTTCAAATCTCCCTCATCTCACAATCATATCTGGATAGTTAAAAACGACACTTTGCGCCATCCGAACGCGCCACAGGCGCAGACCATTAAACAAAACCCACAAGGCGACGGACCTCTTTACTCCCTAGCCGACCTTCTCGGAGATGACTAACATGGGCGCGAGGCTCGAAGACGAAACGACGAAAATTCACTTCCATATTTTCTCAAAGGATCTTGAACGAATTGACGCGCTCTTTTGCCGACAGGGGCATCGCACGGTCGGGCGCTCGAAAGCCCTTCGCCTCATAATCCATTCTTACCTTTCGCATCTGGAGAAGAAGTCAAATGCCAAACCAGTCAAATTCGACCCAACAATCGCAGACATCATTGCCTGACGGCGATCCGCTCGAGGAGGCATCAGAATTCTCCCTCGAAGAACTTATGAACCGCGCCCCGCAAATTTCCGACCTCGAAGCTGATCAGATCATTTCATATCTTCGTGCCCAGAGGGAAAAGTTTGCGCAGCAAGAGGCAACGCCAAAAGTCAAGAAGGAGCGCAAGGCTCCCGCAAAAGGCCCAAAACCAAAACTATCCGTTGATGAATTACTCTCAGGCCTAGATTAAACCGCCAAAGGAGCCCTTGGCATGACATCTTCAGAACTACAAGAACTCGTTGACTCTCTGCGCCATCAAGCAGGGACGTGGATGGGGGACGAGGCGTGTGAGCAACTCGAGAGACTTATTCAATACACATTAAAAATCCACGAGCGCTCAACACTTATCGACGCAAAATTAAAGCAAGGCTATCGGTTCATTCAGACCGGCAGCGGCCAACATTCCACCAACTAAGTCAGGGACGCCCCATGACCACTAACAATTCACTCTCCAAAATCTCCCCCAACTTTCAAATCGCTTGGGACTCGACATCCATCGGCGCATTCAAGACGTGTCCACGCTTGTATCAGCTTTCGATACTTGAAGGGTGGCAACCACGCGAGATCAGCGTTCATCTAACCTTCGGCCTACACTTCCATTCAGCCCTTGAGAAATACGATCATCTGCGTTTTGGCGGCATGGACTACGACCAAGCACTTCGTGAAGTCGTGAAGTATGTGTTGACAATTACATGGGACGAGAAGAAAAATCGTCCGTGGATCTCAGACGATCCAAACAAAAACAGGCTGACACTTTTGCGCTCGGTCATTTGGTATTTGCTGCAATTCGCAGATGACCCTATTGAAACGGTGCGCCTCGCCAACGGCAAACCAGCAGTCGAACTTTCGTTCCGCTTTGACAGTGGTTACACCACCTCACAAGGCGAGAGCATTTTATTGTGCGGGCATTTAGACAGGTTAGCAATGCTGAATGGTAAAGCCTTCGTGCTTGACCGCAAGACCACAAAATCCACAATCAATTCTTCATTCTTTGACAAGTTCTCTCCCGATAACCAGATGACCCTTTACGCTATCGCCGGGAAGGTCGTTTACAACATCCAGATCGAGGGGATCATTGTTGACGGCGCGCAGATCGCACAATCATTCACACGCTTTCTACGAGGCACAGTTCCAAGGTCCGAACCAGTCCTAGAGGAATGGTATTATGACCTCGGGCAGTATTTAGCTACTGCCGAGTTGTATGCCGCCAATGGCTACTGGCCGATGAACGACAAATCTTGTGGCCAGTATGGCGGTTGCCCGTTCCGCAAAATATGCAGCCTTCCGCCTTCTGTCCGAAAGGAATGGCTCAAGGCCGACTTCACCCAACGGATCTGGGACCCCTTACAGGTCCGAGGTGACATTTGACAGATTTCATAATTCTCCTCGTAGGAACCTTCGTCATCACCATCACCCTCGCAGCTTTATGGAACCAATAACATGCCTCCACTTTCACAACATCATTCATCTACAACCACAAAGCTGCTTTTCGTTGGCGATAGCGGAGCAGGAAAGACCGGCGCACTTGCCAGCCTCGCATCTGCCGGGTTCAAGGTTCGCATTCTTGACCTTGACAACGGAGTAGACGTTCTACGCGACCTCCTCACCAACGGCAAATATTCAAAAGACGCCATTGAGAACGTCGAGTATGTCACCATCACTGAGCCCATGAAGAACCAAGGGGGCAAGTTGGTGCCCGCCAAGGCCTCTGTCTGGCAGCGTGTCGCTGGGATGCTAGGCGATTGGAAGGACGGCGACCGCAGCCTTGGCTCCATCACCACATGGGATGACAACACAGTCCTTGTCATCGACAGTCTCACCATGCTTTCCGATGCCGCTCTATCCTACATTCTCGCCATGAACGGACGCCTTGGCCAGCACCCACATCAAGCCGATTGGGGCCTTGCGCAAGCATTGGTCGAGAACCTTTTGCGAATGCTCTACGACGAGGGAGTCAAGTGCAATGTGATTATAAATTGCCACATCAAGCCCATGGGGGACGATAATGGGGCTGATAAGTTCTATCCCAATACACTAGGCAAAGCGTTGCCCCCCAAAGTTGGTAGATATTTTAACACAGTCCTTCTTGCCCAGTCTTCGGGCAGAGGTGCAAATATTAAACGTCAGATATTTACAACATCCCAAGGTTCTGTGGAGTGTAAAACAACCGTCCCTTCAAAAGTCCCACAATCATATCCGCTTGAGACTGGTTTGGCTGATTACTTCAAAGCAATCAGGGAGACAAAATGATGAAATGCTCTGTAGAAAATTGTGAAAATGCTCCTTCCCGAAAAGGAATGTGTAATTTGCACTATAGGCGTTTTCTTAAACATGGTGACGTAAACTACAGATCTCGCAGACCTTCTAATATGGTTTGTGAAGTGATGGACTGCGGAAAAGACGCAAGAGCACTTGGTCTATGCAACATGCACTACCATCGTCATCTGTCAGGAAAGCCATTAGGAGGTGCGGCTCTTTTACGAAGGCAACAAGGATCTGGGACAATACACAAAGGGGGCTACATAGAACTTATGGTTGCTGGAGAAAAAGTTCTTGAACATAGACTTATTGCTGAAAAAGCATTGGGCAAGAAACTACCTCTCAAAGCAATTGTTCATCATGTGAACGGAAATCCAGCAGATAATCGCAATTGCAATTTAGTAGTGTGTCCAGACCAAGCATACCACATGCTGCTTCATTTACGGCAGAAAGAATTAAATTACAACGGAACTGCGTTGTAGTCACAAGTTTCCGCAGTCAAATGCGGAAAACCGGCCCATCACTGGGTCTATTTTAACGGAGAAAATATATGTCAGTAAACTTCAAAGACCTCTTATCAACCAAACTCGATGACGTAAAAGCACCATCAGCCCTTCCAGAAGGCACATACCACGGCACAATTTCTTCTTTCGAATACGGAGACAACAATAAGAATAAGACCCCTTACGTTCGTTTTGCTCTTAAATTCCACTCAACCTCAGACGACGTAGATCCAAAGGACCTTGCAGACATCGACCTCGCATCTCGCAAGCTCTCCACGGACTTCTACCTCACACCAGACGCCCGTTGGAGACTCAAGGAATTCCTTGTTTCTCTCGGCCTCAAGACTGACGGGGGCTCATTTGATGAGTTAATCCCGGAAGCTGTTGGTCAAAGCGTGATCGCGTATGTCACGCAGCGTTTCAATCCAGAACGCCCTGATGATCCGCCACGCAACAACATCAAGTCGGTAAAAGGTGAGGCATAAGGCTTACGCCTATTAATCACAGAGGGGGCGAGGAGCCATTTGCCCCCTCTACTCAAACCCCAGAAGGCCAACATGACCAGCATTGCTCTCAAAGACATTTGGATTGATCGCGGCACCCGCCAGCGGAAGGAGATTGTGATTGATGATCTCCTCGAAAGCATTCCCAGACGTGGTGTGCTGGTCCCGATTATTGTGGTGGCCGAGCCCGGACCCGCAGAACAACCCTACAAACTTATTGCTGGTGAACGGCGCTACACGGCCAGCAGGAAGCTCGGCCTTCCCGACATCCCTGCAAGGCTCTTGACAGACCTTTCCCCCACAGAGCAACGCATCGTGGAACTCGAAGAAAATCTGCGCCGGAAGGATCTGGGTTGGCAGGACCAGTGCATCGCCATCGCAACAATTCACGATGTCCTTTCCCAGCAACATTCCGAGTCCGATTGGACTTACGCGAAGACCGCTGAAAACATCGGCTATGGTCAGGCATGGGTTCAAAGATGCTGCCGGATCGCAAAGGAACTCCACCGCGATAACGTCCGAACAATGGACACGGCAACGCGAGCCTACAATTTCCTGTCCCGTGAAGACGAGCGGGTGGCGGCGGATGCTGTTAGTAACATCCTATCATCGGCGTCAAAAGCGGCCAATGAGGCCTTCGACGGGGAAGGGGGTATTGATCCCTTAGATGATCTTTTGAACGCATCCACGGCCCCGGAAAAGCCCGCCAATGCGCCCGCAAAAAGCGCCCGAAACATCCCACCCATTGCGCCGGTTGAAAATTCAATCCTGCAGCAATCCTTCCTCGACTGGGCCCCAGCCTACAAGGGCGAGCCCTTCAATCTAATCCACTGTGACTTCCCCTACGGGGTCAACGTGTTTGGTGGAAAGTGGTCAGGCAAACAAACGACATCTGGATACCAGGATACGGCAGACATCTATGAAAAACTCATCACATGCTTATGCGAGAACCTCGATAACATCATGGCACATAGCGGGCATCTGGTTTTCTGGCTGTCCGGAGACATCACGATACAAGCTAAAACTTTACAGATGTTTTCCCAACTCGCTCCAGAACTCGCGTTCTGCAACTTCCCACTTGTCTGGGTCAAGAGTGACAATGTTGGAATTGTCCCAGACCCAAAGCGTGAGCCCAGACGCATTTACGAAACCGCACTAATTGCCAGCCGGGAAGATCGCCTTTTAGTCAAGCCCGTTAGCAATGCAATCTCCCATCCCACAAACAAGGAGCATCATCCGCACACCAAACCAGAACCAGTGCTAAAACATTTCTTGTCAATGTTTGTGGACTCTAACACTCGCCTGTTAGACCCGACATGTGGTGGAGGCTCGGCCCTCCGCGTAGCTGAAGCTCTCGGAGCCGACCATGTTCTTGGCCTCGAGATCAACGACGAATACGTTGCGAACGCGAGAAGGGCGCTGCAGCATTTCCGTATTCACCAAAAAGCATCTTCAATTCAAAAGGAGCAAAACAATGAGCAATCCTAAAATCGCAGACAAACTCGATCTTGATCTTTTAGAAAACGCCTATCACCAAATTGGCGACGTTCCCCCTCCTCCACCATCTGCAAGGCCAAAGATTGTGACGACACAACAAGCCCCCGCCAACCCGCAGCTCGAAATCATTGCAGAAGGCATGAAGCGCGCAGAGAAATTGTTCGCTTCAAAGAACTCCGAGTATGGCGATAGCGGAGACATTCTAGGCAACTTCCGTCGTCTCGCAGAACAACAAGGTGTTCCGATGTCAACTGCATGGATGTTCCTTGCCGGAAAGCACATCGACTCAATCCAGCAATACGTCATCGACACTCGCAACAATACATCAAGGCACAGATCCCAACCGTTTTCTGAGCGCATTGATGATCTCGTTGTTTACAGCTTGCTGTTGCTTGTTATCGCTGCTGAAGAAGGCGCGTAATGTCTTACTCCCCCACACTTCCATTCGCACATTCTTCTGGACCCAAGGATGCAAAGATTGCAATTGTGGGGGAGGCATGGGGTGAGCAAGAAGCACTCATCGGAAAACCATTTCAAGGTTATTCCGGGCAGGAACTTACCCGCATGTTGCAAGAGGCAGGTCTTTCCAGACGTGACTGCTTTCTAACAAATGTTTTGGCCTTGCGCCCACCAAACAACGACCTCGCAGCACTTTGTTGCAATAAAACTTCTTGCGGGGAGGGTTATGCCCTCCCCCATCTGGGAAAAATCGGGCAATATCTAAAACCAGAATACCTTCCTGAGTTGGATCGGTTACGCGATGAACTTACCTCCGTGGCTCCAAACCTTATTATCGCTCTTGGTGGCACTGCTTGTTGGGCTTTGCTTTCTACTAATGGGATTGGCGCTTTACGAGGAACAGTTGCAACGTCAACTCTCGTTCCGCATAAGGTCCTCCCAACTTACCATCCCTCTGGGGTTTTACGGAATTGGGCATGGCGACCTATCGCCATCGCAGATTTAATCAAGGCCAAGCGCGAAGCGGATTACCCAGAAATCAAACGCCCCTCCCGCAGAATTCTTGTCAACCCCACAATCGCTGAATGCCATGATTGGATCGACCGCAACGTGCGCTCCGAATGTGCCTGTGACATCGAGACAAAGTTCGGAATGATCGAGATGGTTGGCTTTAGCGCCAGCCCGACCGACGCCATGGTTGTTCCATTCTGGGACAAGTCAAAAGGCGGAAACTACTGGGCTTCGTCACGCATTGAGTCCGACGCAAGAGGTGTGGTCAAGCGCCTTTTAGAAAATCCGTCCATAACAAAAATCTTCCAAAACGGCCTATTTGACCTTCAGTATCTTATGAAAGAAGGATATAGACCGAGAGGTTGCCGTGAAGATACTATGTTATATCATCACGCTCTTTATCCCGAAATGCAAAAGGGCCTTGGCTTTTTAGGCTCAATTTATACACAAGAAGTTAGCTGGAAGCATATGCGCGGAAAGAAAATGACGGAGTTCAAAAAAGATGACAACTAAATGCTTCATCGAAAATTGTGAAAAAGTTTCTTATGTAAAAGGTCTTTGCACAACTCATTATAAACGTCAGTGGAGACACGGAAACCCTACAACTACATTGCTAAAAATGGAGCGAACTAAATGCGTTGTTGAGTCTTGTTCAAGACTTGATCACTCGCAAGGTTACTGCAAATTACACCATTTACGCTTAACTCGCTACGGTCGTTTGAGTAATGTGAAAGCAAAAAGTGGAAAAGGTTCCCTTAATGCAAATGGTTATCGTGTTCTGACGGTAAATGGAAAAAGAGTTTATGAACATGTTTATTTAGCAGAAAAGGCTTTAGGCAAACCTTTGCCAAGAAAAGCAGTTGTTCATCACATGAATGAAAAACCTGCTGATAATTTTACACCATTTAATTTAGTTATCTGCCCCAATCAGGCATACCATTTACTGTTACACAAACGTGCGAGGGATTTAACAAAATGCAAAGCCGAAAGCATTCCCTTTTCGAAGCCATCATCAACACGGCATCTGGTTTCGTAATTTCCCTTGTAGTTACAGAGTTCTTATTTCCCGTTTTCGACCTCCACCCATCCTTCGCAGCAAACTTTTACATCACCACAATCTTCACGATCATTAGCATAATTCGAAGTTACATCTGCCGAAGGATATTTAATCACCTCCATACAAAAGGAGTTCTGTGATGTTTGTTATTGCGACGATGGCCGCTGGGTCATTCATTTATTACATCCTTACAGGTTATGAAGGCGCGTTCATGGGCTGGCTTGCTCTCCTCTGCATCATTTTAATGTTTGTATAATCATGCCCATCATCGAAACCTCCATGCTGCAGGAAGGCGTGACCCTTCCAGAAAACGAACAAATCTATAACGGCCTCGACTGTTGTATTACCCACGAAGTGCTTGAGGCCATACGTGGCCTTGGCGATGCTCCAAAAATCTACAACTTCGCAAGGGCCCTCCAGGCCCCTGTTCTCGACATGATGCAGAGAGGATTTAAGATCGATGGATATGAAAGATCCAAAGGCATCGAAACACTCGAGCGCGAGATTGAGCGCCTTACATGCCTTTTGGACCGTCTTGCAGATGCTGTTTGGGACAAGCCCCTTAAAGCAAACTCACCAAAGATGCTCCAAGAATTCTTCTTCATCCATATGCGAATTCCAGAAATCTGGACCTCAAAAAAGGGTGAACGAAAACTATCAATGGACCGAGAGGCACTCGAAAAGCTCGACAACTATTATCATGCAAGGCCAATTGTTGCGACTATTCTGGCCATAAGAGACGCCGTTAAACAACTTTCAGTTCTTCGCACCGAGGTCGATCCAGATGGTAGAATGCGCACTTCATACAATGTTGCGGGCACAGA